CCTGCGTTGATGCCGAGGCTTTCGTAGATGGGAACCTCTCGCTCACGGCTGCCCATAACGCGGCAGACAGTCCCAAGAGGACGAGAAGAAAGTCCACATTCAAAGCGACGATTGCTGATATTGCGAAGGGCGATCTTGCTCATTTGCTAAACCTTTGCGTCCACCCAAACCTCGATGGATTGGGGCGTATTGACTTCGTGTAGCTTGAGCGTGCCAAGACGCTCCAAGCCGACACCGATCAGGGTGAGGGAGGCTGTTGCTGTGCAGAGATTGTCTCGTCCGCCCGTCGCCTCAACTTGCGGTAGCTGCGACCATTGAAGGCGAAAGGGATGCTCTTGACCGCTTGGCATCTCAACGAGGCAGTAAAAGTTTTCATCCTGCCAATCGAGCATTTCGTTGACGATCCGATGGAGGCGCAGCGAAGAGTCATCAAAGACGCGGAGGCTGTAGTCCAAATCGTACCGCGTCGGTTGGCGAAGGCGGAAGCCTGCACTGTAACGAGGTTGGCGGTTTTGCCAGATCCCTGCGCTGCGAGAGAGGTTCGGCCCAGTGACTTGGAGCGAAGGGAGCTTGGCGAGTTCGACCGTCTGAAGGGAGTCGCCTGTGCTTGCGTCGTAATCGGTGTGGACGCGGCTCAGGACAGGGATGCCGAGACGCCTCCGCAGCTCGCGCAAGATCCCCTTGGTGCATCGCTCCAGATCGACCTGTACTTGCTGCGTATAATCGGGCGTTTGGTAGGTGAAGCCATTGGCCGCAACGACCGTTGGATAAGGGGGAGTGAGCAGATTTTGGACACTCACATTGACAGGGGCAGGAAGCGTTTTGGGGTCGCCTTTGAAGGCGGGGAGAACACAGACAATCTCGGTCGATGAATAGACAGAAACGTCGGTGCATTCGACGCCACCGAACAACACCTTGACGGACGGTGAGGGCTTGCCGAGAGGTTGGCCGATCAGCGTGGGAGGGAAGGGGTGAAGATCGAAATCCGTCCCTGTGATCGTTACGAGATCACGCCCTTTGGTGAGGCCGCTATTGGGGGAGATCGTGGTGATGGCCAAGGGCATCTCAGACCTCCACGATCCAGTTGATGCGTCGCGAGATCCCAAAGGGGACACCGCGATCAAACCGCTTCTCCCACAACTCGGCAACGCGGGGAGGTAGCTCGTTTTGCTCGGTCAACCAAGTGTTATAGACAAAGGGTCGAGCAGGAGCAGCCTTGAGGATCACATGGGTCTTGCGCTTGGAGGGAGGGGCAGAAAGAGCGCCTTGGAGGTACAACCACATCAGCCATTGGCGAGGCGTTTTGCCTGTTGCCGAGGACGGTCTATCGAGCGGCAGCACCACCGCACCACGTCCGTACTCCAACCACTCAGCAACCTTCGCCGCTTTGAGGTTTCGCTTGCCAGGGTAGGGGGCATCGTTCGGGACGCCCACGAACAATTCGCCCCTCTCGACGGAGCGGATCGTGATGAGCTTGGCGAGCGTGTAAGAACCTTTTCCCGGTCGCTGCCCCTCGATCCCAACCGCACGACGGATCGCGATAGAGAAGGGCGAAAGAGGGGCAAACTTCGGCAAGCCGCCTTCCCAAAGCTGCGCTTTCATCTTGCGAAACGTCGGCTCTGCTGCGTCCACAAGAGACCGCTGGAGGTGGCGTTTCGCCGAATCTTCAAGCCAGCGCATCGCAGCAAGGAAGGGGTTCAGGCCGTCGAGGATGGCGCGAAAACGCATCATCAGCGCACCCCCTTGGCCTTGTTCACCAAGCGCCATGTGACCGACCTTGGGACGCCAAAGACGTGCGGATCAACCTCCACTTCATCAACGAACAGACCACCCTCAGCGAGGGGGAAGAGATGGACATCGATGCCGTCTCGATCCATCAGCTTCACAAGGCGCGCACCATCGCGGATCTTCGGCCAGCCTTGGGCGTCAAGCAACCCCGCCTCTTCAAGCTCTCGCCACTCCGCTGTCAGCTCGACGATGCGCTCAGGCTGACGACCCGTGAGGAACTGTTGGAGGCGTCCCGCGCTTCGCTGTTCAACCTGCACACGCACCGTCACCTGATCCTCTCGACGCCCTACAGCGCCAACACGATCCGAGGCATTTGCAGCCTCGATGCGCGGCTCGGTAAAGAGGTCGTCATAGCCGACGTGTAGCTCGGTGTTTGCGGTGTTGAGGAGGGCAAAGCGAGCAAGGAGATCGGTCGCAAGAAAGTTGCTGCTCACACGACACCTCCCACCAGCGGAGCCATGAAGCGGGCGAGGATGCGGTCAGCCTCGACATCCCCCGTCAATGTGCCATTGGTCTCGTTGGCAACGTGACCACCGTACTCGCGAGATTGTCCTCGCGTGGTGATCTTCTTGAGGTCGTGATTGCGCCATGCGTCCCATGCGTAGGGGCTTGCCGCCTTTTCAAGAGAGCGGCGAAGAAGCAAGAAGACTGCACGTTTGAGCATCGACGGGATCTTGCCTGATGCGCTGAGGGGATCGTAATCCCGATAGCCAAAGGTTCCCGTCACCTCGACATTTTGAGAGCCGCAAGGGAAGCGGCCAGAACGACGAACGAGCTTGGGGTTAGAGCGGTCATCTGGAATCATCATGCCCGACAGGTGGCGGTTGTAGATAATCACCCCGTCAAGGTCGAGCGAGTCGCCAGAGATCGAGACCGAAGACACGGCGATGATGGGGACAGGCAGTAAGAGGGTGCTACTGCCCGAACCATCGAGTTTCAAGGTAAGCGAACGCACATCAAACCAGTTTCCCGTCACACGAGAAATCAGGCTCTCCACTTCCTCTATCGCCGCCTCTACCCGTGCATTCGGGAAGGTGGTTTCGAGAAAGCCTTCGGCGCGTACTTCGCTCAAAGAAACCCAAGGCATCTTCGCCGCCCTCCCTTACTTCGTCTTCTTCGCTGCCTTGGGCGCAGCGGGTTCTTGGGAAGGCGCTTCGGTGGAAGCAAAGAGTTCGGTTTGCTCGGAGCTCTCGGCTTCATCGTCAGCATCACCACCGCCCAGACCGAGGTCATCAAGCGAAGGAGCTGCTGCCTTGATCGACATCGGTTCGAGGGGAGCAGGCTCGCTCTCTTCGGCCAACAACGAGGGGTCAGGCAACAACACGGGAGGGGCTTTCACAAGACCCGCATCATCGAGCATGATGCCCTGTGCTGCGGCATTTCGGCGGCGAAGCTCGCGCTCTTGGATGGCGCGATATTCCGAGGCGCTTACGATCTCAAACAGCGGTTGTTGGAAGTCACGATACGACCCGTCATGCGGGAGTTGACTGCTCAGGTAAGCAACCAACTGATCGCGACCAGCAGAAGGCTTCTCTTCCTTCCAAACACCCGCCTCGTAATGGCGCTTGATGCGCGGATACGACAGCGTGCCGTGAGGCTGTTCCTTGCTCTTCGGCTTCAGTCGGATGTAAATGTTTTCGCTCATGGGACGGGGATCTCCGTTATGGCGTGGCTGCAAACTACGGTTACAAAGCTACAAGCTATCTACAAAACAAAAAAAGAAAAAGTCTTACAAAAAAACAGAAAGAGAAACGATTAGTCGATCTCGACAACGACCTCAGCGGTGACTGCGGAGATGGAGCCAGCAGCGACTTCTTCGAGCGTTGCACCCGCACCTTTGCCGCGCAGGATCACCTTGCGCGTGGCGCTGTCGAAGGAGGCCGCGTACTTCATGCCTTCCGCACCGAAGAGATTGACGTAGCCAGTCTTCACTTTGCTGGCGGCGAGGTTCCAACCCTTGAAGGTCGCGTTGGCATCGAGCAGAGCGCCAACGTCGATCCCGCCCGCTGCGTAGGTGTCGAGCGACACAAGGGCTTTGACTTTTCCACCCACCGAGGGGGCGTTACCGAACCGAGAAAGGGAGGTGATTTCGTTTGCCATGACGGGGTATCTCCATGCGCGAAAAACCGAGAACGTTGCGCCGAGGAGAGGCCGATTACCTCCCCCTACGGCAAGCGACGAAGCGACGATTAGACCGAGAGGATCGCGGTCAGTTTGGCGGTGTGGGGTTCGTGGACGTAGGTGCAGGCGGCCTTGAGAGAGCCGACGAGATAGTAAGCCTGCTCGCGGAGGTTGAACTCGCTTCCGATGCGGATCTCGCGGCGGATTCCGTACACGGCGTTGCGATGGTGATAGAGCAGCGCAACGGTCTCGTTACCGCCACCACCGAGGTTTTGGGGGAAGAGGTCATAGCCATCGACCATGATGCCGTTGTAGGTCAAGGTCTTGCCGTCTTGGTGAACGGTGTCGCCGAGCGCCGTCATGCGGGCAGCAACAGAACGACGCCAACGAAACTCTGCCGTCGTCGAGGTCGCGATGCGAAGGCTCTCCTTGGCCGAGCGCGCCTCTTGAGGGAGCTGCAACCAAAGGGCATCAAGGAGGGCATCGGAGAGATGGGCGCTACCGCCAGAGGTGGTGTTGGTGGCTGCGAGCTTGACGAGGCCGTCAAAGCGGGCAAGGAAGGCGTCCGAGGAAGCGGTGTCGCCACGCAAAACAACTTCTTCGAGGTCGCGTGCGATGGCCTCTTCAAGGGCGGATTGAATGGTGTTGAGGATGCCCTCGCCTTCGATGTTTTCTTCAAGGACATCGAGGGGGATCTTGGCCTCGAAACCAAACTCTTTCGCAACGAGGGTTCCCTTCCCGATGTTCGGGCGAACACGGTCAGAGGGAGGGAGGGCGTCACCGCTTGCTTTCGGGCGAAGAACGCGAGCGGCAAAGGCGAGGTCGGGCAGTTCTTTCTCTTCGGCGGCCATCTCTTCAAGGCGGATACCAGAGAGGAATTTGCTGTGCGAGATCGTGCGTGCGACGAACTCACGCGCCTTTTCGATGGGCAGCTTTCCCCCATCGGACGCGAGTTGCGAGACCGACATATCGGCCTTGCGGATAATTTCAGCGTTGCTTCCCATTTGTCTTACTCCTGTGAGGGTCTATCCTTACCCCGTAGGGGGGCTGTGCGAGACGCTGTTCGTCGCTCGCTATCGTCGGTTTTGCTGTTTCTTGAGGCGCTCTTCGCGAAGGCGAAGGGCTTATTTCTGGATGTCGGTGCCAGACTTCAGAACGGTTGTCGGCTTGGTCGCTCCCTCATTGGGGATTTGGGTCGAAGGGGCGATACTGCTACCGAAAGATTTGGGCTTGGCGTCGCGCTCCAACTCTTGGCGAAAGGCAGCCAGCGCATCCGCAACGCTCTTGCGAACGAGCGACACCACAGGACCACCTGCCGCATTGACTGCCCGCTGGATGGCTGCGGCCATATCGACAGCAGGCGCTTGGGGAGAGCCGTCTGCGTTCTTTCGCACGATGCCCGCCTTGCTGCTTGCAGCCTTGCCGTTCTCGGCTTTGTAAAGGCTCGTGAAGTCCCAAGGCAGGCAGCCTTCGAGGACGTAAGCAAGCTGCGAGATCGGCACAACTTCCGAAGCGACGGGGATCGGCAACGACCATTCGCCGTTGATCGCATCTTCGGGCAAAGCAGCGATGGACGCCTTGACGGCCGCGATGTGCTTTTCCATTGCGGCGAGAGTGAGCAGCGCATCGGCTTTGACTTGGGGGCGAACGCTGCTCATCACGACAGGAGCAGGCGTTGGAGCCGCAGGAGCTGCGGGGGGATCATCTGCCTTCTGGGTTGGAGTGCTCGCAGCATCCACAGAGGAGGCAGGATCTGCGGGAGCCGCAGGAGCTGCGGGAGGAGTCGCTGGAGCAGGCTCGCCAGAGGCAGGAGCAGCAGGGGTCGAGGGGGTCGAAGCAGGAGCCGAGGGGGTGCTTGCGTCTTTGCTGGTGTCTGCGGTGGCAGCTTGTGAAGCGGCGGCAGCATCGGCAGAAACAGCAGCAGAGAGATCGTCAGAGGCAATACCAAGAGCCTCCGCAAAAGCAGCAACGGCAGTATCAGGAAGCACCGTTGTGCCTGCCATGATGGCATCGAGGTCGGCGCTAGAAAGACCCGTTGCCTCGGTGATTTTTGTTCGGGCTGCGGCTTGATCCTCAGCGGTCAAAGCGTCGTATGCTGTGACCAGAAGAGCCGCCACTGCCGCGCTCTTGGTGATAACCACGTTTGCCTCCTGTTGTTTTTTTACGAGGACAGGGAGTTTGTTTGCGCCACGATCAACGAACCCGATCTCCACTGGGAAAATTGAACTCATGCGCTTGGGCTTATTCTTAGAATTCTCAACCATCGCCATCCTCAACGAGTGCAGCACCGCCAATCGATAGCCCGTTGATCGCTCCGCTTTTGAGGGCGTCCCAGATCGTTGGGTCGTTGATGCGGTAGGCTTGATACCAAGTGCCAACAGGCAGATCCGTTGCTTGACTTTCGCCGAACGTACCCGCAGGGATCACAACGGGAGCAAGGGAGTTTTCGAGCAACACAACCCGCTCATCCTCAGCGCGTAAAATCTCCCCGTCTGGGTGCTGACGTGGCCCGTGAAACAGGCTGTTCCAGCGCCCATGCTCCATGTACCAATGAGCGGCTTTGCGGATCTCTTCGCGGGAATAAACGTGTCCTTGGGTGTCGGGGTCGAGCGGTGCGCCATCTGCTCCGTCGTTCGGCACAAGAACGACGGCAAGCATGTAGCGTTCTTCCGTTTGTTCCCCTTCGGAATCTTCGGAGGCATCGGCGTTTTTGTAGATGCGTTGAACAGCCTCGCCTGTGTGGATGGCGGCGCAAGGAGATTGCTTTGCTTGTTGCCTGCGGCTCGTGGGCAACGAGATGACGGGGATGTCGGTGTGGGCGAGAAGTACAGGCGCTTCTTGGCGCAAGACCGCAAATGCCTGCATCACGCGAGGCGTGATTGGCGTAACCGAATATCCTTGGCTTTTGTACAGTTGTTCGAGTGTACCCAAAGCGAATCTCCTTTCACGCGAAAGGTAGCCGCTTTGCTGTACTTGCTTACAGGCAGAGGCTCATCATCGGCGCTTCGCTGTAAGGCAATCCCCTAATCCTTTCCCCATGCTCCCGCTCGGCGGATGGGTGTGTCTTTCCCCCCCAATGCCTCAATCAGCAGGTCGCCAATCTCGTCACAAATCCGCATCGTTGTCCAGCCAGCCTCTCGCTTCGCAAAGGCTAAATCCATCGCCATCGCAAGCCGATGCTTGATCTCTGACTGAGGCGGCTCAGGTGTCTTCATCTTGGTCTCTGGGTGGACGAAGCTGCGCAACACAGCCTTGCGAAATGACAGAAACAACTGTGTCATCTGCTCCTGTGCTTTGGTTGGACAGACCGTGATCGCCTGCATCTCCTGAAACCATCTGTCAAATCGCTCATCGTTTCCCGTAATCCGAATCACGGGAGGTTGGTATGTGTCGGTCATCCTGTTACCTCATAGACGATATCTGGCCGCATCCCCAATTCGTCAGGCCAATCGAGCGGAACGATCATGCTGCGGCAGAGTAGGTGATAGGGTGGAGGGCCGAGGACGATGGCCAGCTCCTCGTCGGTGATGTGTTGCTTCCATGACCCCAGATCGAACACGCCACCATCGGGGTCAGCGCCCTCTTCGAGCGTTGCGAAAAGCCGACCGTTGGGGTCGGTGATCAGGAGGTTCGGCTCGTTGACCGTCAAGCCTTCGTCCTCGTCCAAAAAGGTCGAGGTGTCGGGGTTGGTGAGGCCAGACAAGCGCGCCTCGGATTCGAGAAGCGCGATCTTCTTGCCGTGAAGAAAGCGGCAGATCGCGCTTGTTCGCTCATCGATCATGGCCTCGATGCGACCCTCCACAATCCCGTCATCAAGGAGGGCGTGGATCTGTCCTCCGCTTCTCGCTCTGCCCGTCCATGCGGCAGCAACGGAGTGCCAATAGGTTTGTTCTGTTGGCAGCCCCCAAGCCTTTTGCAGTGACTCCCCCAAGGCTGGCAGATCGATAGCCTCTTTGGTGGCAAGGCGTGTTGCAACGCGCACCGAATGGCGCAGATCCCGACGGTTACGCCAGAGGATTGCGGCGTGCTGACAGATCGCCTCGATGCGGGGATCGTCTTCGGTGTAGGCTGGTGCGCTGCCAAGTCCAAACGCCTCGACCGTAGCAGCACGAGACTCCCGCAGCATCGAGCGCATCTGCGCTTTCAACAACGCACCGAGAGCCTGACCCGTCTCATCGTCCAGCCAGAGGCGAGACTGGATTTGCAGCAAGGCCGCCTTGCGCTCAGAGACCGTCATCGACGCCCAAGGAAGGGCAGAGGCTTCGGTTGCTGCGGTATCAAGGGCAAGGTTGCGAACGGTTGATAACGCCCCGACAAGGGTCTGTGCATACCCCTTCACGCGCTCGTCAAAGACGTTGCCAAGCAAGACCCCTACGCTCATTCATTCCCCCATTCTGCGCTCGTTGGCGCTTGTCCTGCGGTTGCCTTTCTAGGCGAGATGGTAACAGCCTCCCCCTTGCGCTCGACGTGCAAGCCATCAGGCTGATCGCAAAGCTCCAGAGGGGTGCGAAGACACGA